CCGCCGCCGACCTCGCTCTCGTCCACCCAATCGGCCGCCCCGCCGCCGACCTCGCTCTCGTCCACCCAATCGACGAGATTGAAGACCGGGAAGTAGGTCTTGCCGAACTCCTTGTGCATGTAATGGTCGGTGGCGAGTTCGATGATCGGGACCTGACCCGGCCGTTGCCGATATTGCTGCCCATAGGCTTTGCAAAGGCGGCCAATCGCGCCGATGCCGCCCTTGGACGCGGTTGCATAGATGAAGGTCTCGCCCTCGTTGTCCACCAGCGTGAGTTCGTTCGTTAACTGCCACGGGTCGCGCGGCTGCTTGGTGGTCGTGTCGATTTCCCACAGGGCGCTGTCCATGTCGCCGAGCGTGTTGCGCGGGGCGATGGGCTTCTGGTCAATCAGCAGCTCGAGGAAGTCATCAGTGACCGCGCCGGCGAACCAGCGCTTCCAGCCGAGACGCAGGCCGGCGACATTGGCGGCGAGACGTGTGCCAAGCGGCAGTTCCTTGCCATCCTGCCCAAACATGAACTCGCCGTTCTTGAAGGTCAGAAAAGTGCCTTGCTGTCCGACCTTGGCGCCGTAGCTGCTGAAGGGATCGGTGCCGGCCTGGGCCGCGGGAAGGCCAGCTGCGGGCGCCGCGGGCGCTATTTGCGTATTTCCGTCCATGTTAAGCTCCGTGTTTCTGGTTTCCGAAGTACATATTCAGCCACTCTTTTTTAAGCTGAAGCCTTCTTTCAAAGCACATTACGCACGAACATCCAGTTACTAAGTCACTCCTAACTTCTGATCTTGTTTTCACTTTCTCGCTCCCTCTCTTCACTTCACGACGAGCCGGTCATACGGATCGCCGGTCTTCTGGTAGGGAGACAGGTCCAGGCCAGCAGCGCTTGCTGCGGCAGTGTCGATGCTGGTTTTCCCTTTTACGGTTGACCAGTTCACCGACCAGTCCTCTCCCTTGTGCCCGCGGTGCCCGTGGCTCCGCAGGAACTCCTTGATTTTTTCCTTTGCCTGCGCCGCCGCCGCCTCTGCGGCAGCCGCCGCCTCTGCGGCAGCCCGCTCGGCATCTCGCAGTGCGCGCAACGCCGCCGCCGCATTGGCGCCGAGTGGCGGCTTGACACCGCCGGCCGGCACTCCCGCTACTGTGACGGCGGCGCAGTGACTGGCCCACGGGCAGTACTTGCATTCGTCCCCACCCGAGAGCTTGCCTTCGGGTGGCAACGCAAGGGGCTCCGTAACGGTCATCACCTGGGTGGCGCGCTGTTTCGCGGCGGCGTAGATGCGGGCATCCCACCGCACCGCGAACTCCGACACCTCGTCTAGAAAGGACGCGTCCACATAGGAGATCAGCGCGACCTCGGGCTTGTAGACGGTTGCGTGTCGGATCAAGCCCATCTGTGCCTGCGTCTGAAAGCTGTGCGCGGGCCGTTCGGCGCCCTTCAGGTCGGCGCGCGGGTCGATCGATTTGGCTTCCAGGACGATGCAAGTGCTGGGGCCGATGTCGGGGATGTCGAGATGGGCGAGAGCGTCTCTGTGCATGCCGACAGCCAGGCCGTCCGGGGTGGCCGAGAGGTAGCCGTCGACGAGGGTGCGCTGGTCGGAACCGGCGTAGAGAAGCCTCGGACCGAGCGCGGCGCGCAGCCCTGGGACCCAGTAGTGTTCCTCGATCAGATCGCCGCGCAGCCGGGCGCCGAAGCGGTCTTCGTAGTCGGGGTCGGCCAGCGTCTCGTTCTTGGAAAACCATGTCTTGCGCAGGCATTGGCCCACTTCCGAGGCGCCCACCGTCGAGAGCCGGTCGTGGCCGCCCCAAGTTTTCGCGGCCGCGGCAGCCGCGTGCGCATGAAGGGCGCTGCGGATGCTGAACTTGGCGGCGGGCGCGGCGGGCGCGGCGGCGGAGGCGGGCGCGGCGTCAAACATCACACCACTCCCAGGGCGGTCTTGCAGATGCGGAAGGCGTCGGGGGCGTCATCGGCGTCGCTCTCGAGCGCGGCCGGCAGCGGATCGTCGAATGGCGCAAGGCCGGCCGAAAGGCGGATACGCTGGATACGATCGGATGCGAGGGAGAGCGCCGCCGCCCGGATGTCAGAATGCGCGCCTCGGAGCGCGCCCGCAGCGCGCTCGACCGCTTCGACTAGCGCATCCGCATCCTCAAGGCTGTGAAAGCGGGCGAGCGCGCGGCGCAGGTCTGCTAGCGCCGGCGCAACACGGCAGGCTTCGTCGAGCCGCGCCCGGCTAGCGCGCCGATAGTGGCGCATCAGGGCGTCGCGTTCTTGAACGGCCTTCTCGGCGCCGCGAGTCGGCGCCGCGGGCGGGCGCGCCCCCGCCGCTCGTCCACGCACCGACCGCTCGGCATGCGCGCTGAAGGGGTTATTGGGCGCGTAGGCGGCGATCGTCATGTCCGGGCTGCCTCTGCGAAGGCGCGGCGCAGGGCGGCGCTCGATGGTTTTTCGGTGAGCAGAGCGAAGCCCCACGCAGCCAGGGCCGCCTTGACCTGGCCCAAGCTGCGGCAGACGGCGATGGCGAAGCCTGCGGCGCGCAGCAACTCGTGCGTTTCCACCTGCACCTCGCTGAGCCGCCCTTCGTCGGTCTTCAGCTCGATCCCGCCGGCAAAGAGCCCTGCCCGGAACCGGCCGAGCGGTCTGAAAACAAGGATGTCGGGGACGCCTGCCTTTAACCCGAGCCGCTTCAGGCGGAGGCCACGGTTGAAACCTCCACCGCCAGCTGGGAACGTCGTCCAGAAAGCTGGCGCAGGGAGTGCCCAGGCGAGCCACCCCGCCACATCGGCATGAAAGGCGTCTTCGGGGGTCATGGGGCGGGGGCCGCTGTGGCCGCCGCGGCGGCGTCAACTGGCAGTGACAGTTCCGGCAATCCGGCCTTGGCGCGGAGCACATTGGCGGCGCCGTAGAGTTCGGCGAGCGTGCATTCCTTGCCGTCAATGACGGGGACGCGGATGCGCTTGAAGCCGTTCCCGAATTTGACGGAATCCGTCTCCCGGATCGTCACCTGGCGCCCGGCGTCGCGCAGCAGTTCAGCCACACGCTCCGGCGCCATCACGATCTTGACGCCACGCTCGGCGATGAACTTGTCGATCGCGGCTTGCTCGGGGTCGGGCGCGGGTGGCGGCAGGATTGTTTCCGAGAGCTGTGCCGCGATCCGCTTACGCGCTACCTCCACCCGGTGAGCCAGTTTGGTGTCTCTGAACCAATAAACTGAGCCGCTCGCATATCGCCCAGGTGGCTGGGCAAGAATGGCGGTCAACTCGGCTAGGGTGGCGTCGCGAGCGGCGGCCTGAACAAACCGCTCGGTCTGCTCGGCGGACATCCGGCCATAGGCGCCCTCTTCGGGCGGCGCAAACGCCGAACGCGGTGGGCTGGCGGAAGGCGGGGGCTCCGCAACATCGGCGAGCGAGCGCTCCTGTACCGGAAACGCAGCGGTCCGCTCGACCGGCGGCTTGCCGCTGGCCCCGGTCGCCGGAATCGAACCGGCTGTTCGGCCTTCTCCTGTCGGGTCGCCAGTTTCGGACGCCTCGACTTCTCGCCCCATCGCAACAGAAGCCGGCTCTGCGCCAGCACCGGGATGTTTGATGGTGCCAGAGGTCGGGATCGAACCGACCGAGACACCGCCGCTTTGTATGATGTCACCGTGGGCGCCTTGATCGGAGACGCCTGGTTGTGCATCGGCGGCGGGCTCCTCACCAGAGCCGGCATGTTGGCGATCCTCCCGCCCCGCCGCAGGAGGATCGTTCGCGACACCGGGATTCCCCCCGGAACCGGCGTCAGATGCGGCGGGTGAGGCCTGGGTAGGGCCTTGCAGGACCGCATCGCCTCCGGCCGCGGTGTGGTCGGCCGAAGCTGGGCCCGCGCCCCAAGGCAGCCACGCGATGATCGCGGTGGTGCCTTCGAGTACGTGGCGGACGGCCTGCGACGGAAAACGCTCGGGAGCCGCGAGGGCCGGCGACCTGATCTGCAGCCGCAGCCCCTTCGAGCTCGCGCCGGCGGCAATCAGCGACCATCCTTTCGGATCGGCGCACAACCGCACCGCACCGGCATCGTCGCCATCACCGGGCTGCACGTCGAGCTTGGTGCCCTTCGTCCATCCCAGCTTCTGCGCAGCGTTCAGCGGCAGCTTGAAGGTGACGCCATCCTTGCCGGCGCCGATGCGGAACTGGTTGGTCTCGGGGTGATCGCCGCGCTGGGCTGCCAGTGACTTGAAACTCACGATCCAGCCCTCTCCACAGCCCAAACCAGCGGGTCGTGCCGCCGACCCGCAACCAGCGCCTCCGCCTCAGTCGGATAATCCGCCATCAGCGTGACGGTGTGCTTATTGGACCGCCCGGGTCGCCAGCCGCCGGCCTTGCGCATCTTCTCGGCGCGGTCGTGCGGGACGATGACGGTGAGGGTGGCGCGCGGCGCGGTCATGCTGCCGCCGAATGAATGATTGCGGGCCGCGCCCAGCTCCGCTGAAATGCGCGCCACTCGGGCCCAGGAGCTCGACGCTCACCGGCGTTATTTTCGGGACGCCAGCGCATCGCAAATGGCGTAATGCCAATCCGCACCAGCGATCGCAGCCTTTCCTCGGCGGCATCCAAAGTGTCCTTCGGAAAGCCGATCAAGACGAAGGACCGAAGACGATGGGACTCAGCGGTAAATCCGGCCGACATCAACCGCCGGGCCGCGCTCACCAAGTCATCAAGTCTGTCGTTGGTGCCGTTGGGGTCGTCGTACGCGAAGAATATGTTCGGTCTCGGCCGCAGGCTCGCGAACAGGTCAACATGCCAATCTGCTAGTCTTGCTGGCTGTATCCCCCCGCTGAATTCGCAGCGGCGCTTCTGCCGCCGCAACATCGCGAACACCGCCTCGATATGATCGCGCGGGCAGGCCAGCAAGTTGTCGTCGAGGACATTCCAGCCGTCATAAATCGGCAGTGGATGCGCAACCGGCCATTTCTTCCAAACACCGCAGAACCAGCACCGCTCAGGGCAGCCGCGCGAGGTGATCGTATAACCCGGTCCGACATACCGGCCGGGGATGAATTCGAGGCTGCTGTCGCCGTAAGCGACGCCGCCTACCTTCGTCGGCGCGACGAAACGCCATTGCTCGGCGAGCTGTTCGGCGCGCGTCTTGTCCCAGGTGAAGGTAACCGACACATGCACTTCGTCGGCTTCGGCAAACAGGTCTGGCGGCCCGAAATATGCGAGCGCATCGTCAGGCGTTGCCCTGGTCTTGCGGGGAAAGACGCGGATGATCCGAGCGGTCATAGCGCGCGCCCCCGGTCAGGCGCGGCGGCGGCGGTTAAACTACCCGGAGCCGCTGAACCTGGATTTGCAGATGCTTGGCGCGGTGCTGATGCTCCGCCGCGCGCGCCTGCAATATCTCCGACATTTTCCGATGGCGCTCCGCGCGATCCAACAACCGCTTCGCTTTCTTGCGGTGCCAGTCCCGGCACCTTCGGAGCCACCAATTCCGTACCAACATTCGCCTCCAACCGAGCCAGACGCTCGGCAAGTGCCTCGATGTCCGCCATTTCTGCGTAGTGCTTATCATCGGTCGCGGGCGACAACGCGATGTCGAACACGTCACCGATAACTGCACTCGCTTGGTTCAATCGGTCGATTGTCCAATATTGTCCGGCCCGGAGGTATTTCGCCATCCGAACGGAACAGCCAAACATGCGCGCCACCAGCTTGTCCCGGTGTTCGCCGGGCAGCGCGTGGTTCAGCGCCATCGCGGCGCGCATGCCGTAATCGCTGGTTGTCACCGGGGCAATTCCTTTGCCCTCCGGTTTGCCCTTCCTGCCGCTCGCCATGCTGCCGTGTCCTCTGCCAATCTCTCGACATGGACGGCAGCAAGCGACACGGAGGCGGCAGACGGGTCAGACACTTCGAGCGGCTGGACAAGATTGCCCAGCGCATCATGCGGAAGCTCAACAGACAGCGGCGGCCGATACCAGTGACGGAGGGCGTCGCTCAGGAAGACGACATTGGGGCCGGGCGCGGGACGAGTGGCATCGAGCCGCGCGACGGGGTGACGACGAAGTGACGGTCCAAAAGAACGCGACGCCGCCTCAAGCCGATCAGGCGAAGCTACATCGCGAGTTTCAGGGAGACGTCGAACACGCAGCGACGGTGCTGCGCCTTTCGCCGGCGTGGTGGCCGGCGGAAGCTGGAGGGTGTGGGCGCGGGCGGCCGTCATCACACGGCCCCATCTTGAACGTCGCCGGGGGCGGTCTCGGCGAGCAAATTCAACTCGGCAATTCGCGCCTTAATCAGCGAGCGGCGGGCGGCGTCCTTGCAGTATTTCAACCCAATGCGTAGAGCCGCGATGTCAGTCGAGGCGATTGTCGGGACGGGATGCGCGGGCGCTGGATCTGTCTCTGGTTGCCGTGGTTTGGCATTCACAGGCAGAGGGTCGACTGGCGGCCGCACCGTCTCACCCTGGCTCAGTTTTTGGAAGTCGGCGCGGGCGCGTAATCCGATGGACCGCCAAGGCTCGGGGCGGGAATTCCAATCTGGCAAGGCAGCTTCATTCATGTACGGCAGCCTCGCTCTCGGCAGTCGGCAGCGCGAAATAGCCGGTGCGCTCGATCACCTCGCCCGCTTGGTGGCGCCGGCGCAGCTCGGCGATAGCGACGGCAAAGCATCCGGCACAATCGGCAGCTTCGGCGTATTCGCGCTCGGAGGTGTCGGTCGCGGGCATCAAGCGGCCACCCCTTGCGCAGCCAGCATGTCGTCGGCAGCCTTCATTGCGGCGTCCAATGACGAGAGCGGCCCGCGGCCGCGAGTGCCCACTACGGCGAACCACCCGACGCCCTCGTGATAGACGGCCTCCGCGCCCTTCGTTCTGTAGCGGTGCGAATTAACACCGTGCCAGGAGCCTTCGACGGGCTTCGCCATGTCAGGCTGCCTCTTCGCCGCTCAGAAACGCGGCGACCCTGGCCTTTTCGTCCAAAATGAACGCCCGCACGCGGTCGGCTATGGCCTCGGAAGGCTCTCTCCCAATCCGGAGATCGTGCACCAAGTGACCGTCATTAACCGCAGCCTGCCCGAACGCCGTCGCCGGCATTTTCATGGCGGAAAGGAACCGCTCGATTTCGAGGAGTAGGTCAGCGCGTAAGCTCATGGCGATGGGATTTAACTCCCATCACAACCCATTCGTCAATGGGATTTACCCAGCCGACGCAATCCCATTGGAAAATGGGAGATAATCAGGGATGCGAAGAACCGCGTCACAAGCCCCGATGACCGAGGTCGGCCGCCGTCTCGCGATAGCGCTCAACGAATCTGCCGTTTATAGCGGCAACGCCAAGGCATTGTCGCTCGCCTGCCATTTAGGCGAGACTTTTGTGCGTGATGTCGTGGAGGGCCGATCGAAAAAACCGCGCTTTGACGGGCTCAGGGCAATTGAAGAAGAGTTGGGGCTTCCGCCCGGTCATCTTACAGACGCAACCGGCGCGGCAACCGATATCGGCACCATCTCGCGATCCACGCTCCGACCCGTTCCGGCCACTCCGCGCCCTCGCCCGAGGCCAGATAAGATGCCCATCCGCAGCGGCGGGCGCGGCGGCAATGAACAGGAAATGTTCCTAGAGGACGTTGGATATACGGATAGGCCGGCAAATCTCGAAGGCGTGTACGGCGCCTATGCGATCTATATGGTCGGCGACAGTATGGAGCCGCGTTACGAGCAAGGCTGGCTGCTGCATATCAACCCGTTCAAGCCCGCCACGCCTGGGAAAGCCGTCGTAGTCTACAAAACCGACAACGCCGTTTTGATAAAGCGGCTTCGGCGTCGCACGGAGACGGAGCTGATCCTCGAACAGTTCAATCCGGCCCAGGAAATCCGGATACCGATTGAACAGGTTCGCGAGGTGCATTTGATCGTCGGTTCGGACGAGACCGGCGGGTAATCCCGTCGATTCGCAGATCTATAATCACATCACGTCACATTTCCCATTGACCGATGGGATTGTGATCTCGTAATCTCTCCCCACTGCTTGACGAGCAGCGACGGAGGCCGCGATGCGAAGCCGGGTGAAAGACCCGGCACCGCGCCCCGGCACCGCGCGCTCCGGCGAACACGATGCGGGAGGGGTGGGGCGATGTGGGTTGTCAGGTTTCCGAGCGGCGACTTCATGCGAGGCCGCAAATGCTCGAAGGACCCGCAATTCGCTGAGCGGTTCGCCGGCCCTGACGACGCTCGCCGCGCGCTGGATGCGGAGCGGCTGATCTTCACGCCGTCCGCCTTCGCCAAAGCCGAGATCATCCCGCTTGCGGCAGTCGCGGGAGCCGCCCAATGACCCAAAAAGATCTGACGAAATACAACCGGCTGACCCGGCGCATTCATCGTCGGCTTCGGGTGACGGCGGCCGAAACGATGTGGGTCTGGCGGATGCGGCCGGCCTATCTGCGGCTGATGCGGAAGGTGGCCTAGCCATGCCCACCACAACCGCCGCCAACACCCTGCGGCAGCTACAGGCGGCCGGGCTGCACGAGGGCGAGATCGTCTGCGCGTGGCCGATGGTCAAGGCGGCGGGCATGTGCTGCAAGAGCAACCCTTGCTGCCTCGAATGGGAGCGGCCCTGCGATGCGCACGGCGGGTGCTTAGATCGCAGCACCTGCGGGGATTGCGCGATGCCTGTAGTCAAGGATTACAGCCAAACACGCCACGACGCCGCCGCCGTCGCGCCGCCCGCCGTCATCACCCTCAACCTCGCCGAGTGCGAATGCTGCGGCGCGCCGAACCGCGTCCTGCACCGCTGCGTCGTCTACGGGATCGAGGCCAGCGCCTGTGCGATCTGCCGCGGCGACGCACTGTCGGACGATATCGACGATCTCCGGGATGAGATCGACCGCGTATATCGCGAGCAACCGGACGATCACCGCTACGGCATCCAATTGCAGGCCGCGATCATCGAGGCGCTTTCGTCGGCGATCTGCCGGGCGGTGGCGCCGATGGTGGCAGCGATGCGGGGCGCGGCGTGATGGCCCGCGAGAACGCCGCCCTAGCCGCCGCCCTAGACGCTTTTTCCGAACTAGGCGCCGCTGACAAGGCCGCGTGGGCGGCCATCAAGCACCTGCCGTTCGGCAGAGGACGGCAGCTCGCCTACGCCGAACAGATGCTGGCGTGGTCGAGCGCGAGGGAAACCGAGACGCAGCGCGATCTGTATCCGCGACATCTGCGGATGGTTGAGGTGTTCCGGGCGCGCGGTGACGCGGCGACTGAGCGGAGGGCGGCGGCATGAGCGAACCAGCTTTTACGCCGGGGCCTTGGCGCGAAACACCCGAGACCCGAGCGGTAGAGATTTGCACGGTTCACTGTATCACGCCGCGGTCAGTGCCATACGCCATCGAAGGGCAACGGTGGATATATATCATCGCTGAGGGTTCCACCCATCGCGACGAGAGAGAACAGGACGCCAACGCCTATCTGATCGCCGCCGCGCCTGACCTTTATAGCGGCTGCTCGGCGATGCTCGGCTTGGTGCAACTCATCCTCAACCGGGACGACCTGTCACCGGAATTGCGGGCGGTTCTGCAAGCGGACAATCACCGGATTGCTGAGGCCGAAGCCGCTCTCGCGAAGGCGGACGGGCCGTCATGAGCGCAAGGCCAACCTCGCGGCGCGCGATGTGGAAGCCGGCAGGCAATGACGGCGTTCCTGATGCAGAGATCACCATCCGCGCCTTGTCGCTGACCGAAATCGGGGTGCTCGGTGACGATTTGGTGTCTGGCTGGACCCAAGAGCAACGCGACGCCGCCTACGACTGGGCCATGAGGGTGCATTTCCGTGCGTCAGATAATTCGCACGTCAGGGTGCCGCCAAGACCCGAATTCCTGACGAGCGTCACCTATGACCGCCGCAACCACCAGCCCCGCGCTCGACGCGCCGATCCGCACGACAACCGAGGCCGCGCTCGACAAGGCGAAGGCGGCGCTGGCGCGGATATCTCGCGTCACGACCGATGAAGATGCGGCGGATATCGCGCTCGCGGCACTGACGGATATTGCGACGCTGGTGAAGGAGCAAGGGTGATGGCGAACCTTGGATTGGGCGTCCCGGATACGGGCGCGGCTGATTACATCGATATCGTTTTCGATGGGCCGCCAAGCCATGAGAGCGGCCGGTTCGTAGAAGTCGAAAACGCTGCCGGTGCCAGTATCAATTTCGGCCAATGGGTGCAACGCCCCGATGGCTATTGGGTGCTGAGAATAGCATCCGAAGCGCGGTTGATCGCTGAGCGTGATGGGGAACGTGAGGCTCGGCACCGAGCCGAGGCCGCGCTCCGCAGCAAAGACGCTGCGATGCAAGTCTTATTCGATCGCCTGCGTGCTGCCGGCGACGACTGTTCCGACCTTATCCCATAGGACCTGGTGATGACCGAAGCGCCCCACGACCCGAACGACCCGTCGCAATGGCCGTCACCCGGCGAAGGAACCGGCTGGCCGCAGACCCCCGCGCTCGACGCAGCGGCGATCCTCGGTGGCGTTCGCGCGGACGTGCGGAAGCTGGAAGCCGAACGCCGGGAGTTGATCGAGGCGCTGGATGCTCTTTTGGCGGCGGACGATGCGCTGTCGTGGTCCGGGAACATGGCTGAGCTTACCGCCCGGCAACGACGCTATAGCGCAACCAAAGATCGCGCCCGTAGCCTGCTCCAGCGCGTCGCCACCTCGCCACGGCAGGTCGAGCCGGGCGATGCGGATGCGTTGGCCGAATGCGCGAGGCGGGGGTGATGTTACCGGTTCCGACACTCGATCGCATCGACGCCCATTTCGGCAACGTCAAGCATCTGCCGAAATGGGAAGACATTCCGGAGCGCTTCAAGAACAGTCGCGATCTGCATTGCCTGCTCGTCGAGAAGTGGTTCTTCGACGGCTTGTCGAAAGACGAAGGCGACCGACTGACCGAGCGCGCCGCCGTCAGTCGCGGACCGGCGCTCGGTGCCATCCGGGCGGTGCTGACTTCGTTTGAGCCGTCGCAGGAGCACAAGATTGCCGGCGCCGCCTACCTGTTGAGCGAGTGGTTCGAGGTGTCGGCTCCATGACCGGCCTCGCTCTTCTCGCCGCCACCGGCGCCCTGACCGACACCAGCGAGCGGCGCAAGCTGTTGGCCCGGCGAACCGGGATCGCCGACTGGCTCACCGGGCGGGTGACGCCGGCGTGGGCCGGGGTGATCTGGATCGGCGGCGGGATTGTGCTGGTGGCGCTGGCGGAGGCGCTTCGGTGATCCGCTGGACCCCGCCACCGGAGCGCAAGGCTGAGGCGCGGAAGCGGTTGCTGGCGAGGGCGGGCGGGTGAGCGAGGCGTATCTCGATTTCCTCGCGGCAAAGGCGCCGGCGCCGACGATGCGTGGCCTTTCTGACGTGCCTGCGTTGAATCCACAACTCGCCTTGCATCAAAGGCATTGCGCCGAATTCGCGCTACGGGCTGGCGGTTCCGGTTGTTATCTGGACACCGGCTTAGGCAAGACACTCGTCGAGCATGAGTTCTGTGCGCACGGCGCTGAGGCGACGAATGGTTATGGGCTGATCTTATCGCCTCTCGCCGTCGCTGGGCAGATCGCACGCGAGGCCGCCCGCTTTGGGTATAACGCGCGCGTCATCCGCGATCAAAGCGAGGCGCGGCCTGGCACCAACATCTGCAATTACGACCGGCTCGACAAGCTCGACCCGCGCGCCTTCGGCGCCGTCGCGCTCGATGAGGCGTCGATCCTTAAAAACTTCACTGGCGCTACCACTCGTAAATTGATCCGCGCATTTTCCGAGACGCGCTTCCGCTTGGCCGCGACAGCGACGCCGGCGCCGAACGATCACATGGAGCTTGGGCAGCAAGCCGAATTCCTCGGGATTATGCCGTCCAATGAAATGCTGATGCGCTGGTTTATCAGCGATCAAACCGAAATGGGCCGCTACCGGCTCAAGCATCACGCGGTTCAATCGTTTTGGGACTGGATGGCCGGATGGGCGCGGATGGGTGAGAGGCCATCCGACCTTGGCGGTGACGATACCGGATTTGACCTGCCGCCGCTCAATATTCACCGACACCGCACCGGGGCGTTTGTAAAACCTGTCACCGGAGCGCTGTTTGAGACCGATCAACTCTCAGCCACCGACATGCACCGGGTCAAGCGACAGACCGCGGAGAGCCGCGCCAAGATCGCCGCTGATCTAGCCGGCTCTGATCGCGAGCCGTGGGTGATCTGGGTTGATACCGATTATGAAGCCGATGCCGTTCTTGCGGCGCTGCCCGAGGCGGTCGAGGTTCGCGGCTCGCATCCGGTGGAGTGGAAGGAGCGCCGTATCGAGGCGTTCCTTGACGGCTCAGCTCGGGTGCTGCTGACAAAGCCATCCGTATGCGGATGGGGCCTCAACCTGCAGCACTGCGCACATACCGCGTTCGTCGGCCGCTCATTCAGTTATGAGGCTTGGTATCAGGCCGTGCGGCGTTTCTGGCGCTACGGGCAGCAAAGGCCCGTACACGCGCACCTGATCGTCGCTGAGGGCGAAGACGCCATCGGCCGGGTGATCGACCGCAAGGCCACCGATCACATCGGCATGAAGGCCGCCATGCGCGAGGCAATGGCGCGGGCAATGGGCCGAACGGCTGGCGTCAAGGTGCCCTACGACCCGAGGCACATCGCCCAAATCCCAAGATGGCTCAGGAGTGCCGCATGATCCGCTGCCTGGATTCACAGATCGGTGAACGGTACGCCGCCTATCACGGCGATTGCGTCGATGTGCTGCGGCAGATGCCGGACAACAGCATCGATTTCAGCGTCTACTCGCCGCCCTTCGCCGGGCTCTACATCTACAACGACTCCGTCGCCGATATTGGCAACTGCGCCGATGACGAGGAATTCGGCAACCACTATCGATTTTTGGTGCCTGAGCTTTATCGGGTGATGAAACCGGGCCGGATCGTCGCAGTTCACTGCAAAGACCTTGTGTACTACCGGACGCAGCGCTCGACGGCAGGATTGCGGGACTTCCCCGGCGACCTGATCCGCGCTCACATTGCTGCTGGTTTCGACTTCCATAGCCGGGTGACGATTTGGCGCTGCCCGGTTCGCGAGATGACAAAAACCAAGTCGCACGGCTTGCTTTACAAGCAGCTCCGCGCCGACTCGACGTTCTCGCGCCAGGGGTTGCCGGAATACTACGTGGTGTTCCGCAAGTGGGCCAAAGAGGGCGACGACATCGCGCCGGTGACGCACACAAAAGACGATTTTCCGCTGCCTCAGTGGCAGGAATGGGCATCGCCGGTGTGGATGGATACGCGCGAAACCAATGTGCTGAGCGCGCGGCGCGATCCGAACGACGAGAAGCATATTTGCCCGATGCCGCTCGATCTCATCGAGCGCGCAATCATCATGTGGTCAAACCCTGGCGATATTGTCCTAGATCCCTTCGGTGGCATCGGCTCAACCGGCGTTACTGCGCTTAAGCACAATCGCCGATCAGTGTCGGTCGAGTTGAAGGATACATATTTTCGGCAGGCATGTCGGGCTTATGAATTCGCCGATCGCGCGGCCGCAAGCGGAACATTGTTCGATTACGCGGACGCAGCCGAGTGATGCCCCTCTCGATCCGCGTCGCTCCCGATGCGCCGCCGGGGGTGCCCCTCGCATGACCCGCGCCGACCTCCTCCGCATCGTCGCGTCCGAAACCGATGAACCCCTCGGCATCGTCGAGCAGATCGTCGCCGCCACGTTCGCCACGATCCGAGCCGCGCTCGACGCCGGCGAGCGGGTCGATATCGACAACTTCGGCCGATTCAGCGTGAGGCAATACGAGCCGCGCACGGAACGGCTGCCGGATCGGGTGATCGAGTATCCCGCGCATCAGCAGGTGGTGTTTAAGGCCGAGCGGGAGTGGCGGCGGGTGGTGAATACGGGGATGGCGGCCGAAGTCGCCGTGGCGCTGAGCGTTGAGACGGGGGTGGGGAATGGGTGACGTACCGGCTCGCATGACAAAAGGCGAGCGCACAGAGCTCGGCCAGCTTATCCGCAAGCGGGAGCGGGTGATGAAAGCCGCCGCATCGCAGCGGTCGGCCGAGATGATTGCGGAGCTCGATCGCCAGCTTGCGACGATTTATTCGTTTGATGACGATGAAGTTTGGAAGCAAGCCGTCAACATCGCCAACGAGGCTGTCGTCGCGGCCAATGCGACAATCGCGGATCGATGCAAAGAATTGGGTATCCCAGCGGAGTTTGCGCCTGGACTGAACTTCGGCTGGTACGGACGCGGCAACACCGCTGTCGCTAGTCGTCGGGCCGAGCTACGTCGCCTCGCCAAGTCGCGCATCGAAGCGATGGAGAAAGACGCGGCTACCAAGATCGAGCGGCTGAGCCTGGAGGCGCAGACCGAAGTCATCGCGAATGGTCTAGAATCGGAAGCGGCCAAGATCTTCCTCAGCAACATGGCGCCGGTCGAGACATTGATGCCGATGCTCGACGTGCAGGAAGTGAAGGCGCTCGTCGACCAAAAGCATCGCGATCGGGATTACTGAGATGGGCTCAGCATCCGCTCGCCCGGAGACACCCCATGCCCGCTGACACCGCAGATGCCGAACGGCTGGTTGAGTTAGCCGCAAAGCGCGAGTGTTATCCCGAGTCGGTAAGTTGGGTTAGTGCGTCTGATCTTGCCTTTCTGTTCAGTGAAATCGCTCGGCAACGCGCCCTCCTAGACGAGCGAGAGGCGGAGGTGGCGAAGTGGCAAACAGCCGAACGCGCGCTAGGTGCCGCCTATCTCCGGCTGCGCGCGCTGATCCCCGGAGCATACGACACGCCGCACGCGCCATCTGCTGAGACGGTTTGGGCGCATACCGAGGACTGTCTGAACACACTTGCCTTGAAGTGCGAGACGTTGGAGGCGGAGGCGGCGAGGCTGCGGGCGGCTCTGGCGGCGGCAGAGGCGACGATAGCTGTTTATCCTAAGACGACTGCCGAAGTTGATCAGATGGAACAGGACGCGTTCCTGAGAGGCCGGAACGTTGGCGAGAAATACGCTGCCGAGAAATGGGCCGCACCGCAGGTCGCCCAATCCGCCCGCGAGGCCGCGCTGAGGGAGGCGGCGGAGTTGGTTGAAGAGGCCAGCAAAGCACCTAAAGATTGGACGTGGGGCCGGCTGAAGACCGCCATCCGCTCCCTGATCGCCAAGCCCGGCGCCTCGCCATGAAATGCGAAACCTGCTTCGGCATCGGCGAGGTGCTGATCGACGGCGCAGGCAAACCCGTCTCTCGCCTACGTGACGCCGCGACCATGATCCCCTGCCCGGAATGCGGCAGGTCGGGCACCGCGCATTGCTGCGATGGATTGCAGGCGTGCCCGGAGACGGAGGCGGGCGATGCCGGCACCTAAGCGCGTCCGCCTTTCCCGGGTCCGCGGCTGGCGCATGCCCGAGGGCGCCATCAAGGTCGATCGATCGACGCGGTGGGGTAATCCGTTCGATTTTCGTAAGTCGGAATGCTGCTGGGTCGCGCTGTCGTTCGGATGCCGCGGCGATGCGCTGGGCCGACAAAAAGCGTCGGTTCTCGCGTTCAGCGCATGGATCAATCCACCAGACGGCCGCCGAACGCTGTCATCCGAGATACAGCCGAAGATGGGCCGCGGCAAGAAATGGGGCGCTCTCGGTCCTAAGATAACCGCCGGCGAAGCCCCTAAGATCGAAGACGCCATCGCCGCCCTCGCCGGCCACGATCTCGCCTGCTGGTGCAGCCTCTGCCCGGCCCACAAGGACGGCCTGCCGTTCGGGGTGAACTGCCCGGATTGCGCGCCGTGCCATGCGGACGTTTTGCTGGCGCTGGCGAACGGCGCCGATGCCTGAACGCCCGCCACGCTGGCCGCGCCTGCTATCCGAGGAAGAGGCCGCCGAATATGTCGGCGTCTCGCTAACCCGGTTCCGCATCGAGCGGGACAAGGGCATGTGGCCGGCGCCGGTTGACCGTGGTTGCCGTCTCAATACCTACGACCGCCTTGCTTTGGATAGAGCAGTTGACCGTCTCTCCGGTTGGCAAGAACCTCGCGAGGTTGAGGGTGAATTGCTGCGGCGGGCGGGATGGGGACGGTCAGGGTGAATATCCAATATCTCCGCTCGACCGCGAGCGGGTTTTATTGGGAGCCAAGCCGCAAATTGAAGGCGCAGGGCTTTGCCGCCGAAGCGCTCGGCAAAGATCCGGCCAAGGCATTCGCCCGGGCGAAGGCGCTGAACGAAGCGGCAAAGGCAAAGCCGGTCGGGCCGATCGCCAGCAGCCACGTCCGCGAAGGAACCGTCGCGTGGCTGATCCGGATCTGGCAGCGGTCGCCGGGATGGGCTCAGCTATCGGACGCCAGCCGGCGCAGCTACGGCACGGCGCTGCGCATCATTGAAGACTGGTGCGGCGAGTTCGAGCCGCGGGCCGTCACCCGAAAGGCGATCAAGGCGTGGCAGCGCAGCCTTGAAACCGGTCGCGGTCAGGCGATGGCGAACAACATTCTGCTGCGCCTGCATCGGCTCATGGAAATGGCACGCGATGAAGGGTTGATCGATCACAATCCGGCAAGCCGCCTCGGGTTGCGGAAGACGGGCGGTAACCAAGAGCCGTGGTCACGCGACGAGATCGATCGGGTTTGCGCGGCAGCCGTCGCCATGGGCAGGCCGTCCATTCGGCTAGCGGTGCTGCTGGCAGCAAATCTCGGCCAGCGCGAGGCTGACATCATCAAGTTGTCGCGGTCTCGATATGATTCCGCCGCCGGCATTTTCGACATTCGGCAGCAGAAGACCAAACGCCGGATCGGCCTTCCCGCCACCCTTGAACTGCGGGCCGCAATCGACGCCGCACCCGCCGTGTCGCCGGTCTTCGTGATCTCGGAAGAGACGCGGTTGCCGTATAAGGAGACCAATTTTCAGGCGGTGTTCCGGCGCATCTGCCGCGCCGCCGGAATACCAGAAGACCGGAAGTTCATGCACCTCCGACACACGATGGCGACGCTGCTCGGCGAGGCCGGATGCACCGATGAAGAGATCAGGTCCGTCACCGGACACGCCGACCGCCAGACCGTCGCGCGCTACGCCAGGCCGAACACAACCATGGCGACGAACGCCATCGCAAAACTCGAAAAGATGACCGCGGATTTTCCGTCGCGCTCTCGAAACCCGCACAAACCCTAGAGGCGAAACATGCACAATTTGACGGAAATGGCGCGCAGAACCGCTAGATACGCGTATTCCGGCAGTAGGCGCGTCGCCTTTTCTATCAATCTTTTGCGAACAACGACGGAAAGGGTTTCCGTCGCGGCGTTACCCTCGCGTTCCGCCTCCCCTTCCGGCCGAGCGCCGCGGTGACCTACTATCACGCGACCACGGCAGACTGCCTGCCGTCTATTGTCAAGAACGGGCTCGGCGGTGCCGGCATGTTCGAGCGCTGGCCCGGTATTGAACGCGGCGTTTATCTCACCGAAGAGCCAGAACATGCGGTCTTTGTTCTGCTCGATTGGTTCATGCAGAGCGCCGACGATATGGCATCGCCAGCGGAATTCGTTAACAGCGTGCGCGTGATCGTTTTGGACGATACTCGCGTTCCGCGGCGCCTACTCGGTGCCGACCCAGATATCCCGCGAGACGGCATCTGGCTCTATCGAGGGGTTATCGACGTTCGCAATATGCCGATCAT